TCTTCAAAAGCCTGTTTGGATGCAAACTCATCGGCCTTCCGTTCCATATCCATGGCCTTGATGTCCAGTTCCTTACTCCGCAACTGAACCAAAGGATCGCTCTGTCCTTCTGGCGGTGGAAGCAATACGGACATAACTTCTTCCGTGTATTGCGCGATAAGTTCCGCAACCCGTCCCTCTATATCCATTTGCTGTGGTTGCTGGCCCATCTGCATTGCCTGTTGTTCCTGTACCATAGCTTCCGCCATTACCACTCCTCTGGCCTTAAATGCAATATGTTCGCACAAATGCGCTTGTAACAGGGCAAAAATGGGGGGATTGGCGGCTGGGGTAGGGGTCTGCATAAACATAATATGCGCGGCAATGTGGGCGTCATGATCCTGTGTTGGAAACGCCTGTAAAGTCTCCTGAATGATGGACTTTGCGTTCTCTATCGCCGGGTCTGTTGGTTGCGGCGGTTGCGGTACAGGAAGCAGTCCCTCAATATTCGGCACACCAATCGCTTCATAGATGCGGCGGTACGCTTCGTACAGATTGTGCATTTGCGGATTGCTCTGGGCAAGTTGCAATTGCGTCTGGGCCAAAGCAAGACGCTGCGACATTGAGAATATATTTGGGTCAGAAACGGGAACAATATCGATTCTTTCATCAAAATCCGCCTGTTTTATAGTAGCTTCCGCACCCCATACATTGTATGGGTACATAGGAGGCAATGATTCAGCAAACACCCTGGCCAGCATTCTAAATTCCTGTTTCTGTGCATAGTGTAGCCGCTTGTGTATGGCTGACATTACCTTAGACCCTCGCTCTAACAAAGCAACAGTCGTTCCTACAGCCGCTTGCTGGTTGCCATCACCAACCTGCATGTCGGCTATTGCCGCAAAGCGCCTTCCGGCGTCCACAACAAATCCTAAAAGCTGCGTCAATGTTTGACTAGGCTCTTTATACGGAAGGGGCAAAATGCTTTCCTTTAAAGCACCGCCCGGTACATCAATATCACGGAACTCACCAGGGGCCAACGGTTCATCCGAATCGCGTATGCGTATGCCTCGCGCCTTGAAGCCAGCAGGTAAGTTAGCCAAAGTTCCAGCGTCAATCAGTTGCCGTAAAATGGAAGTGGCGGAACGTCCCAATCCGCCAATCATATGCAAAAGACCAAAGCCATAGAACCCTAAACCAGGTAAAAACTTGTAATGCGAAAAGTATTGGATTTTACGATAATACTCATCACCTTCACGCCAGTTTCGGCGGACGGACAGAACCTTAGTGCTACCCTCGTCTATGGTGACAATATAAGGAAGCTTGATCCCTGTCTTTTCCCCGTCAAGGGGGTTGACATGCTCAAAGCCCGGTAAATCCAGGTCCGTATGGACTTCCAGTAAAGTGCAGTCTTTATCGTCTGTGGTCTTCTCAATACCAGAAAGTTTGCGCTCTTTTTCTCTAAGCTCGTCTTCCTGATCGTAGGGTATCAGGTCCACATCCCTGTAAAAGCCAGCCGCCTGAAACTTGCGGATATCGTTCTCCCCCATGCGAATAACATGCACAATACGATTGGAAGAGGCCAAATCTGTGGCATTATAGGGAACTACCAAGTCATCAGCAGGGACAAAACGAGCTACCGCCCTGTCAAGTATATCGTCAAAATAAACTTTCTTAAAAGCAGACCCGGCCAAAGGAAGATAAAACAGCAACCGATCCATTTCAGGATCGTATTCTTCCATTACATGAATAATCTCATAGTTCATAAACTCCTTGACCCGTTCTGCCTGGGCCTCAACTTCGGGAGTAGATGCCCCTATAATCTGGGTACGGACCGGGCCGCTACTAGGAAGAAGTTCCTTATACGCCTGTGCCTGAAACTGGGTAACTGCTTCTGCAATAAGAGGATGGGTAACGCCGCTCGAACCACGGAAGGGTTCTTCCCGTTCCTCATACTTTATACCCAAGAGCTCCAGACCATTGGTGTAGGCTTCTTCCCACTCCTGTCTGCTGGCCCGGTCATCCTTATATAGTCCGACAAGATCATCAGACATCTCCATAAGGACCCTTTCGTCCAAAATCTCTGCTAAATTAGCGTCTGGTTCTGCCTGAAGTTCTTCCTGAATAGCCTGGTCAAAATTTACAAGAACGGAGCCATCGTCTTGCTCCATCATTTCTGTTGGCTCTTCAATCTCCTCGACTTCAATTTCCTCATCAACCATATCGCCAAGGGGCGTACCTTGCGCTGGCATCGCATTGTCAATTAAAGATGTACGGCCATTAGCCATTATTTAGACACTCCTTTAAATTTCTCATAGGTGCGGAGTCCACCTAATCCTAACATACCTAATAGCACAGGCATCATAGTAGATAGATCAAGTTGTGGTAATTGAACGAGATCTCCTGTCTGCGCCATGATAAACATAGCCATCGGTTGTCCTACGTAAGTGTAAAACAAAGCCAGGCCGCATGTCCACCCCACAAATGGGCGCCAGCCAGCAACAAACAAGCTTCGATGCGCTGCTTCCTGTTTGTTTACCTCGATCTGCGCCATATCAATCTTGGCCAGATGTTCGGCAAGTTTTGCCTGAATTTCTCTTTCGGCCCTGGCTTTTTCCTCTTTGTTTGGAAAAAACCTGTCCAGTACGTCCCCTACAACGGGTAGAAGGCTGGGAAGAAGTGCGGCTATAGCCATTACTTGGAACTCCCGTTAATCATATCGCGCAGCTTATTGGTATACTGCCACAACGCACTAATCTGCTTCTCTTGCATATCCGTTTGAGCCCTTAGTTTTGTGGTTTCCACAAAAGTGTTCCTCGACATAATATCGTCTACGTCCTTACGAAGCTCCTTGACATTTGCAGACAGCTTCACAGCAACAACAACCAAAGCCAGAAGCCCCATGACCTGTTGCCAGTAGTCCTTGATAAAAAGAGCTTCTGTTTCCATCCGTCAACTTAACACAACAAAGTACCGGGGGCGCCACTATATCCGCCCCACGGCACAATTTTTATGGAAAAAATGAAGCCCCATCAGGAGCCTCCGTTCTCCTTCATAATCAAACCAAGAGCTGCTATTGCAACACCTACAATAAGAACAGTCGGCTGAGTTATTATCACTCCGATACCAACGAGTCCCGCGCCAACAGCGGCCCAGGTCGAAGGTTCAGCTATACGATGTTGAATCCATGAAATCATGCAACACTCCTAATAGTAGTTACGGGGGGTGGGAGAGTGGACAGGTTCGTCATCTTCCTCATCCGTGTCAAGTCGAAGAAATCCGCCTTTACGGTATCTAATAAGTGCCATGGACATCGAATCGCAGTAATCGTCATGGTCACCATTGGGAAATGCCGCACACTCATCTATCACTTCTTCGGAAAACTTTTTCTCTGGCGCCCACACTTTTCCTGACTCAAATATAGGAGCCACCATATGCATCCGGGTATGTTTGTCCTTCCCCTTGCTGGGGGTGTAATTCACCACGGGGATACCAATTGTCCGTAATTCGTCCGTGAGCGGTGTACCTGTGGCCTTCGCCTCGATAAGCACCATATCTGGTTCCCAGTACTTGTATTCCGATAGGGCTTTTGCCTTCAGTTCGGGAAAGTCCCAGCGCCCACGCTGTGCATCCATAAGAATTATATGGTCGCTTCCCCCCTCTTCGGGCTGGAATACCCCCCACGTAGTAATCGCAGAGTAATCCGCAGTCTCCTTTTTGCTAAACGCCGTATCGTAACTCTGCATAATGTAGCTCACAACGGGGGTGGAATCCTTTTCCCATGTCTTCCACCACTCCTTCTTGATAATCGCGCCTTCTTCCGCCGTGGGATTCTGCTGCCATTGTGCATTCCACTTGCCCAGGGACAACGAAGCCTTGACCCTTAACAACTCCTCTTTCTTCCAGAACTCCGGCCACAGGACCTTGCCGCTTGGAAGGATGGCGGGGAATTCCACGATATCCCACTGGTCGGCCATAACATCCGACCCTTGGGCCTTGATTAATTTTCCTGTAAGGTCCTTCAGGGACCAACGGGTCATTACTATTACAATAGACCCGCCCGGCTGTAGACGCTGACGGGGTCCTGATGTGTACCACTCGTAGGCATGTTCGAGGGCTGTGTCCGAAAGGGCATCCTGTTCCGAATGCGGGTCATCAATAATGAGAAGGTCAGCACCGCGACCCGTAATCGCACCGCCCACACCAGCCGCGTAATACTCGCCGCCCTGCCCTGTCTCCCAGCGGCCAGCCGCCTTCGAGTCCGCACTAAGGTCCACATCCGGGAAAATCTCCTTGTATTCTGCCGTGTCCATAAGGTTCCTGACTTTACGGCCAAACCGCACCGCCAGTTCCGCCGTATGGGTGGTCTGGATAATCTTGAGCTTCGGGTTCTTCCCTATCAGCCACGCAGGGAGAAGGTAACTTGCAAATTCAGACTTGGTATGCCTTGGCGGCATATTTATTATGACCCGTGAACCAGGGTTCCCTGACAGCTTTTCGTATTGCTTGGCTACCTGCTTATGGTGGAGTCCCTCGATAAATCCCTCGTAAACGTGTTTCACGAAGACCATAAAATTGTCCTGGGCCTTCTCTCGTATGGATAGTGTCTTTTGCGCTTCTTCCAGCGCCAGTATTTCACGTATTACTTCATCGGGAGTATTTCGCACGTTTCCACCGTAAGTATTCCGCAGCTTCCTGAACATTGGCGAAACAAACCATAAAAGACGTATCCGATACCGCTTCCGGCTCAAACACCGCCGTTATCGCCTGTCCATGCCTCTGTTCTCCATGGCCCAATCTATCAGCATACGGGTCCTCTGTCTTGTATCCTTTTGCCCTTGCCGTCCAGTATACCACATTGGTCCACTCGTCCTCGTTCTGCGCCAACGCCCAGTGGTGCCTGTGACCAGAGATGTACAGATCCGCCTCCTGGCTAAACTTGGCCCTTTTAACCTGTGCATGGAGTGG